TCATTGTACCGCGTCTGCTATCTGAATTATTTACTAGCTCATCTAGTGCTTGATCATACTGCTGATAAAATTTTGGACTATAAATGAGATGACCATAATTAGAATTAATCTCGCCATGATCGTTAGCAGCATATTGCCACGCGTGCGGAGGAGGTTGTTTATTGTCTCTTCCATAAATATCATGTATATTAGTTGATTGATTTTCATACCATGCGATTTCTGCATCTACATAGGTTTGATTAACTTTTCCAAATATTGCTGGTTCGTCGGCCATGAAATTAGCTCCAATAAGTTCAATGGTCTTTTGTCCAGTTTTATCAATAGTAAATGCTTCGTCATTTAATTCACCAACAAAGAATTTACGTATATCAGTTACGCTCGGAAGGTACATCACAAACTCTCTTTCTCAAATCGCTACTACTAAAGCGATGGTCCCTCTTATTAAAATATATTTGAATGCCACGATTACGACATTCATCCTTACCAGTAAAATCCTTAAGTCTATATTCTTCACCAAGGATTCTAACATCAATAGGGTACATGTTTATTATATCAAGTAAATCACGTTCTGTACAATAAACAATTACCTCATCGATATATTTTACGGCATGCAATTGTGCTTGCCGTTCTACAATAGTTTGGACCGGAGGATTTTTATCACTCCGGTCCAAGGACGGATCGACTTGCAAAGCTGCAATCAAATAATCACACTGAGATTTAGCTTCTCGAAGCATGGATACATGACCAGCATGAAGGAGGTCAAAGGTGCTAGCCGTCAGTCCTATTCGCATTCTTATCTCTATTTAAAAAATCACGATTTGTATCTTGTCCGTCAATACCACCACGTGCATACGCAACAGCAAAAGACGAATAGTTAATTAGATCTTTGAGTGAGTCCTCAATGGACTCAAAGTTTGGTTCATAATCAGGATCATTCTCCATTGCTTCGAGAACAGACCATAATCGAATAGTTTTTGTATTGATTAATTCCATAATGGACATTACACCACGTGGATAGTAATCAGCTTGTTTGATACGTGAATTAGGGTTTTGATAATCACGTGATTTTCTATCTTGAATCTCTGCACATTCTTGCAGAACTTTAATTGATTCTTTCATATTGACCTCTTTTCTCTTTATATTCTATCATATCTGAAAGTATTTGTACACAGTTATTTTTCACTTTTATTAAAATAATACCAATTATCATCCATTCGAGTTCCACGCAATCCTTCAAGAGCTTTAGTCATATTAACTTCTTGTATCTCTTTAAGAGGATATTGAAATCGTTGGCTGCCTTTCATATCGGGTTCTAATCTTATTAATGCTTGTTTAGCATCGACAAAGTCAATAATTTCATACTCAACTGATTCACCTAACTCAAGTCGTTTATATGGTTTTATCCACATCCATATTCCGAGTTTGTCTATCTTACCTTCTATAATCTGTTTCTGAATATATGGTGATACGTGTACACCAGCTTTAGAATATATCTTATAATCTATATTACCAAGTACTTTATGAGTTGTGTCATATTCATATCCGTCATACAACGTTTGAAATGGATCGACCTTTGCTTGGTGCCATTCTACAAACTCACAATCCCATTGAAAATATGGATCTAAGTTTTCACGGTTATCTTCTGCAATACGTTCGTCACGTCTTACAATAAACTCTTTTGCAACTTTACCTTTATAACGACTCATTCATCACCTATATGTCTTTAAGAATAAACCCTACTGATTCTCTCTTAATATCTTGATGAGCAAATTCTGCCCAATACAATTCAAATGCAACTCCGTCTTCAATGCATTCAAATTTATGATATAAACCTGGCTTTACTTTTGTGTAATCACCTGGATATAATATAGTCTCGTCACATAAGTCATAATCTTTTTGCCATACTTTAATGAGCATAGTACCAGACTCACAATAGAAACCGTTCCATTTATATTCATGCAAATGTTTTGAGCAAACGCCACCTGCTTTCATTTCGATTCTATGAAACTCTAAAACTCCGTTAGCTTCAACGAGTTCAGTAGTTCCCCATACTTTACCTGCTTTCACTTGTTTCTCCTTTACCTATTTTAATATACGCATCTTGAAGTTGTTTTTGCAAATCTCTTACATTACGTTTTAGCATTTCTATTTCATCAGCTTGTGCTATAATCATCTTGCGATTCTTTTCAGCTTCCATTTCATCAGGTAACATTACTCAGTCCTTGTATAATATGGTTTACGACAAATAGTTCTACCTGAAGATAGTTGACGAGAACAACGCCATTCTGCTGTATCTTCCCATTTCCAATCAGGTCCTCTGAACCAAGGTTTCTTTTTAAGAAACTCTCTTATCTCAGCAACTTCTATTTCTTGTTCATGTGTACGATACTTTTGTACGCATGCAGCTGCCTTTGCATAGTTATAGTTATCAAAGTTTTTTGATTGATAATCCATCATACAGTCTTTGATAAAAGCATTATCAGCCATTACCATAGACGAGGTGCACATTATTATAAATGCTAACATAATATATTTCATTATAACTTTCCGTTTCTCATAATATATTCTAATGCTCTATCAGCCTCTGTTTCCATCGGTCTGTTCTCATACCAATTGCCGTTTTCTTGATCAAACTGTTTACATAGTTCAGCAATCTCATATGCCTGAATAGGATAACCACGATAAGTGGCATTACCTGCAACCTTTACCATGATGGCATACATCTTTGCATACCAACCGGTATTACTAATAGTCTGATACTCAGCAGCTAAATCTTTCGGCCAGAATGGACAATCTCTATAACCAGACCAAAAATAAGTTGTATTAGTTAACTTACTTTGTTTGTATTCTAATACGGCTGCTTGTAGTTCCGGTGGCAATCTATCTAAAAAGTTTTTAGAGTCTCTGCTACGGTCGTAAGGCCATTTGGCCATAAGATGGTCAACGTCAACAGGATGCCCACTATTATCGAATATAAAGTTGTGAGCACCAACATATTTCGCTGGTATGTAATACATCCTCGATAGATCTTTAGTCTGTGCATCTCCAATGTCTTCGAGTTGCTTGTTGAGAGACCACCAGAAGTGCTTAATCTCAGATTGTTCAACCTGTCGTTCAAGTTCAAAGACAAGTCGAAACTTCGGCTGATCGAGTGTAGAGCTGGCAGTACTATAGCAAATAAAATTATAATCACCAAACCGCATAACCAAGTCATCTTTTAAATCTCCTTCGTATTCATAATCGTCAACATCAACAGCAGCCCAACCTGCCCAAGCCAAAACATTTCTGTTCGCCCTAGTTGTCCCATCCACATAAGTAGCTGGTGAAATAAGCTCTGCATCTTTTTTACCTTTTCTTTCTAGTTCGCTTAAATGAAATAGCAAACTACTAAAGTCACTCCACGAATGGAATGACATTTTTCTGTGAGTTTTATTGTCAAACGTACTCTTAAAGAGCGTTAGGGAAGTCACCATGATTATCCTCATGTGAGGGTGCAGTCCACCCATCTGGTTTTATTAAATCAGGTAATCCAAACGGATTAGGACGACCTTCTTTTATACCTGGACTTTTTGCCATATTTGCTTCATAAACAGCATCCCATGCTTTATGAGCATCCACGCCAAAAACATCAAGAGTACCAATGGCAAAAACACAAAGATCAATAAGACCGTCAACAATTTCTTCGGGATCTCCTTTAGTAAAAGCATCACGCGTTTCATCTAATTCCTCGCGTACCATATTTAATCTAAAGTTAAGATACTCTCGCATCATAACGTTGTTATCTTTATTTGCTTCGAACCATTCTTTGACGCCAAATTTATTGTGCATCATATAAATGTCATTTGCCCAATCATTCATATATTTTCTCCATTTTTAATATTATACCACATTTTGGATTTCTTGTAAACACTTATATGTGTCTTTCCATGAATTAACTGCTTTTACTATTCCACCTTCTCTTTCAATCTTTGCTGCAATAGAATAATCATTACCTCCAGGCATTGTCTTATCACCAAAGAACACCACTTTGTTTGCATCAAAGTTTTTTACTATTTGTTCTTTACCCATCATATGAGGAGTTATATCTATACCAGTTTCACCAGCGACGGTTGCTGTTACTAGATCGGCGCTAATATCCCACCATTCTTGTTCATACCATCTCTCATTAAATCTTTTCGCAATACCTTCTCGTTCTTTATGTTTTTCATCCCATCGCTTATACATTGCTCTGCCTTCTAAGCCACCATAGCTACCTAGTACACTAAAGTTTAGTAGACCAACACGCTGATCAAAATGATCACCAGTCTTACTAAAGAATTTTGATTCTTGTAATTCATTTAATAACCATTTATGATGAGGATCAGGTAAAGTCCAATCGTTTTTATAAATTTCTCTATTACCGTGAAAAACATGGTTACCTGAACATTGATAAACTTTTAAACACATATCATAAATCGGTTTAGGTATCTGTTCAAGAGTTTTCTTTCTATCAGAACCTGTAATCATATAGCATTCATATGTTGTTACAAAATCTTCAAAAAATAAAGCAAACTCAGTATTCATTCTGCCACGACTTGGTGTAAGTGTACCATCAACGTCAAAGATATAAATCATACCAGGTGGTATATTCCAATATTCTTTCTGTTCATCAGTCTCAGCAAATGCTTCTATATCATCACGGTTTATCATCCGAAGAAATCCTCCAATGTGTTTTTCTGTTCGACCGACCAGCCAACAGCGTCAAGAATTGGTAAGAGAGGTTCAATAAATGTTTTGTCAAACTGTTTATTGTAATCCACATAATTATGTAAGCCAAGACTCTCAGGCAAATAACCTGGAAATGCAATCACATTTTCTTTGAGTGGATTAGGCATACGCATGTAACAAAACTTAATCTTCTCTCCGTTTTGAATTAGGGGATACATTTTGCCAAGTGATTTATCTTTAATAGACTGATTATACATGATAGACCCACGTACGTGGATGGGTGTACCTTTGGCATACAATGTACCTTTACGAGACCACTTAGTTATATCTTTCACACCTCGTGGAAACGAAACTTGCTCGGGAGGTAATGACGTAAAGGCTTTACGAAAATCTGCAATAAACCTTTGAGTTTTATTCTCATCACCTTCAATAATAATCTTGAACATCTCTTTGAATTTAGTACGAACAACTTCTGGAGTTGAAGACTTAATTGCCTCAATGCCCATGATCTTAAGTTTAGGTTCGGCATATTGTACACCTTCAGAGTTGTGTACGTTTAGAATATATCTTTTCTTTGCCGTCCATATACCACGATTTGCAATAACCTCACGTGCCATAACCATACGGTTAACATAGCCTTGTTGCTTATCAAATAGTTTGGCATAAGATTTCTCTAGGACTTTTTCGAAATGCTCAGAACAAATCTTATCAAGTGCTATTACTGGATCTTTAGGATTTAATTGCTTAACTAACGGACCCATGTTTATGTATAATGAATCGGTATCCATTGCAATTACGTAGTCACGATTATCTGTCTTAAGAATACGATTCATTTCTTTATTCATGGCCTTCTCAGCCCACATGATAGACAACTGGCCGGATAGAGTAATACCTTCGGCCATACGCATATCAAAGTAACGGAAGTGTTTATTACCGAGTGCGCCATAAAGTGAGTTCAAGAGAATCTTAATAGCCATTTGCTGATTCTCAAGTTGGTTGATTTCTTTCTCGAGATGAAATGTCTTACCTTTTTGATATTCACGTTCTTTGGCAAGCATTTGTTTTTTGACTTCGGAACGTTCGGAATAATAGTCTACAATAATCTGAGGCAAGATACCTTGATGAGATTTATCATAGGTAGAACCATTGGCTGCAATAGAAATATTATGTTCACGAAAGTTACGTGGCACCGGATCAGACTCAAGATAACCGAGTACACCATTTGGTGCTTGAGCCGATGTAATTGTTTCAGGCGACATATTGTATTGTACAATAAGATTAGGATACAGAGAGTTTAAATCGAACGATACAACCCAATCGTGCGAGCCAACCTTTGGTTCTTTCACATAGCCACCTGGATATGGTAGTTTAGCCTTTACTTCATTAGGTGGAACAATAATATTCTTTTTGTTAAGTTCACGATATATGATTGAATCCCATATAGCAGTCGTACCCATCGTATCGGCTAAAACTACTCCACCTTTATATGCTACGGTAAGGGCAAGATTGATAAGACCCATCTTGTCATCGATACGTTGTACAAGTTGAACGTCTTTGATATTATAGTCGATAAATTTTTGGTGATCGTTTTTATAGAGCGTATGAAGACTACCATGTTCCTCATAGGATAACTTCTTCTCACCGAGCACCGTATAACCGATATGATCGAGTTTATAGGATTCTTGAGCACCATAGGAATAACCGAACTTCTTGAACAATTCAAGATAGTCTGCTTGTTCGATACCAAAGATTTTGTATGTATCGGACATAGTTATATCGGAATCTACTATATTCCATGGCGATAATCGTTTAACGGCTTGGTCAGAACCAATTCGAGTTAATCTGTTAATTAAGTATGGTATATCAAAATATCGACAATTCCAGCCAGTAACTACATCAGGATAATTATCAGACCAGTACTTAAGGAAACTGGCAAGCATAGCTTCTTCGGAATCAAACTTTTTATATTGAATCAGATCGCCATGCATTTCTATCTGACATTTTTCTACGTCATAATCACCGAGACCCCATACATGATATATGGAAGACTTACTGGATTTAAGAGCAATAGAAATGATTGGATGTAATGCTTCGTCTGGTTCAGGGAATCCATCATCAGAAGCAACCTCAATATCAAAGTTAACCACATTGATATGAGCTGGATTGAATTGAATATTGTTAGGCCATTTTTCGGCAATGAATTGTGTTGGCCACCGGTCCATACCATAGATTTTAAACTCATCAATATCTTGATATTGTTTCATGAATTGCTTGGCTTCACTCATACTATCAAATTTAAT